CAAATGTTAGTAGGACCCTACCACCAATCGGGACAAGGCTCGCATTTAGAACGAAGTTGCGTACGTCGAAAGAAGTGGCTGAGAAAACTTTAGAAGGGAAGGCTGTTGGGCGTGGCGTGGCATGCGTGGATGCGATGGAAGCGGTAATGTCAGCACCACTCTATAACGCCTTCAAGGAGCCTATCCGCAATTTGGTCGATAACGTGGAGCACCCTTTCAAGCATACAGTCGCCAAGATGTCGTCGAAGTGGTCGGAAATGGGAGCCGTCGTCAAGGATGCGTATGAATGCATTGAAGCGGATTGGAGCCAATTTGACATCAACAGGCCAAATGAAGATATTGAGTTCTTTTGCGATGTGCTTTGTTCATCGGTCATGTGCCGCGATATCGATGAGCAGAGGATATTAGAAGGTTTCAACGTTGCAATGAAGAATGGGCTAATACACAAGATATTTATCACTGAAGGTGGTGGCGTTTGGGCGTTCAAGGACGGAGTGCCATCTGGAAGCTTGTGGACTTCGTTGTTGGACACTTTTCTCAACACTCTGTATGTGCATGATGCTATGAGAGTTAGTGGTCTCAGCTTCTACACTAGGTTATACTGGTGTGGGGGTGATGACTTACTGATTCTACTGCACTCAGAACCAAGTGAAGATTCGGTAAGAGGCTTCAAGGCGCACCTCAATAGTGCTTTTAACGCTAACATCCGTGAGGATAGTTTCATCCGCCATCGTGGGAAGTCGTACCTGGTTACTAAAAGTCAAGCGATCTTCCCTATCGGCGTGGATTTGAAGAAAGGGACAAGCAAGATACTGGACCAGGCCAAGTGGGTGGAGTTCGAAGGTAAAATGGATATAGATGACAGTCAAGGTAAGTCTCATCGATGGAAATACAACTTCAAGGGCCGACCGAAGTTTTTAGGCTGCTACTGGGACACAGATCTCTTTCCGATTAAGGAAACCGACAAGGTACTACAGGGTGGGCTGCACCCGGAGGGGGTTCACTCGGATGTTGAAGATTACATGGAGTGGATTATCTCGGCACTCATCGACAACCCCTTCAACTCCCATCTTTTCAATCACTTAAGCCATCGATGGATTATAGCCAACCACGTCAAAGAAATGAGTGGCCTAGGTTTCCCCAACAGGTTTATCTATAAATGTATGACCCGAAAGCAGAGTAAGGTGAGTGATCTCATCCCTTTTCCTGAATTCATTCCGTATCGACGAAGCGCGATGCCAGGGTATCAACCAGTGACCGGAATTGAGCTTATGTGGGTTCGCCAACTCAAGGATCTGCAAACTAAAGCCATCGCTTTATATATGCGCAATGAGCGTGGGGGTTTCTCTTTCGATATTTTGCAGCGAATCGTCGCAGGGAGATCTTCGCTTAACGAAAACGAGTGGGGGGCTGACGTTCAAGAATTCCTGGCGTTGTATCTCGAACATCCGGCCACGGCGTCACTCAAGTCAGCAAGAAGATTTAGGGAAACTGGTGCTAAAGACAAGGTTAACGTGGAGAATGAAGAGAGGGCCTACGAAATGTGTGACTGGATAGATAGGGAGTTAGAGGATCCTGATTTTAATTATATCAATTATTTTTGTAAATTAGCTGGAAAGCTTTCTGCATGTTATAATAAAGTATGATTTACAGGAACATCGGCCCAAGGATTAAAGCAAGAATAACTTAGTAATCATTATTTTGTAGCCATCTTCGGTTATGTACATTACTACCATGTGCCATATCAAC